AAGTGCTTTAATAGTTGAGGCAGGTACAACAACAATTTTTGACGGAATTTCGGCAGCTATTACTGTTGTAACAAGTTAGAATAATAATAATAAGAAGCCTCTACTTAATTGTAGGGGCTTTTTTTTGCTCTATACCAAAACAAAACTAATTATTTACTATTTATTAGTATACTAAAACAAAAGATTATGCCAACGAATACAATAGTACGCCAAGCAGCTACGGCTTCAATAGTAACTCCAAACGATGCAACGCCAATAACAAACGCAAGCTTTAACAGTCCCGCCGCTTTGTTTGTAGGTACAGCAGGAGATGTTGAAGTTATTACCTTAGGAGGCTCGACAGTCGTTTTTAAGAATATAGCAAACGGAACTTTTATGCCTGTTCAAGTTACACATGTAAAAGCTGCATCAACAACAGCCTCAGATATTGTTGCATTATTTTAAAATAAAAATATGCTTGTAAATATTTTACAAAATACTATATCATCTTTTAGATCTGCATCAAGTGCTATTATTACTAATGGCCTAAAGATGTGGCTTGGGTTTAAAACGAGCAGCATTTCGGGTGCTAATCAAATAACGCCAGACTTATCGGGGAATTCAAATGTAGGTAAGTTGTATACAGGCACATCTTTAAATTTTAATACAGATGATGCGCAATCTATACAAATAGATAGCTTTCAAATGTCAGGATCAAATGCTACGTTTGCATTTTGGATAAACCCCGATTTAACAACAGGTTTTAGAACTATTTTTGATGTAAACTCGACTAGGTTTATTATTAGGATTAATAGTGGGAATCTTCAAATTTTTTCAGGAGGTTATGTTACCTTTGGTTCAATAGCTTCTGACGAATGGCAAAGATTTGTTATTGTTATAAACGGAACAAGTGCAAGTGCTTACGTTAATGGAGTTCAGTCGGGAGTAACTCAGACGATAACTGCAATTGATATGTCCACAGCTACTCAATCAAGGATAGGAGCTAATTTTACAGGTGCAGGTACTTTAGATGCAAAGCTTTCAGACTTTCAAATATACAATGCGGTTTGGAGTGCCGATGACATAGCTTATGACTACGCAAAACCGAATCATTTAGTTACAGATAATTCTAGTACATCCTTAACTGTTTCAAACTTAAAAGCATATTGGGCTTTAAGTGAGGGAGCAGGTTTAGTTGCTTATGACAGCGGAACGCCAACTGATAACGGAGGGTTGATAAATGTTCCAACTTGGAATTTATCACAGCCAAGAATACCACAGTTAGGGATGATGGATTTTGCGATTAGTACGCCTGTATCGGATGAAGTTACTTTAGTATCAAACCCAAGTAATCCAAGTCAAGATATTTTAGGTAATTCTGTTAGATTAAGAGAACACTCATTTAATTTAAATGGTAGTGGTTATGCAGAAATTGTTGATGATGCTGATGATTTAGATTTTGGTACAGGTGCTTTTACAATGGAGTGTTGGGTTAAAGCAGATTTTGTAAATACAGGAAGTTCACAAAATATTATTTTTACCTTAGGTGGCGAATATAACGATGCTGATAGTGCAAGTATTATAACAGACGGTACAAAGTTTTCTTGTAGAGTTTCAACCAAAAATTTAATTGCTGATAATAACTATACTATTGGAGATTGGTATCACGTATGTGTAACAAGAGATGGTAGCAATTTATGTACTTTGTATATAGACGCAGAAGATCAATTAGATACTGAAACAACAAGTGCTTCAATTACTAACACATCAACTAAGCTAATAGGTCGAGATACATTAACGACAAGGTTTTATAAAAACTTAATAAGCGATGTAAGACTTTACAAAGGCAAAGCGTTATCAGCATCCGAAATAGAAAACAATTATAACGCAGGATTATCTGCTCATTCAGCAGGCTCATCATTTAGTGATGATTTCTCAGGAGATTACGGTAATTAAAAAAAAATAAAATGGCGAAAAACGATTACAGAGCAACAGACATAAAAAATTCTTACAAGTTAAAAGTTAGAAGTCAATCATTAACTAAGGTAGATGTTTCTTCTGATGAAAAAAGAGATAGAGCAGAGCTTCTTGATATTATTGAAGAAATATTTCAAAGTACAGGAGAGGGTGATATAACTGCACAAAGTTTAAGAGCTTTCTGCCATATACTTGTAAAGTCAGTTTCAAATACAACTGACGATGACGCTTCTGTTTCACTAGATAATACAACAACAGTTTCTAGTCTACCAACAAGAGCGCCTAGAGATGCAGGTTTTTTATGGAACGATGGCGGAACTATTAAAGTATCCTAATTATGAAAAAATTTCTAAAGACTTGGATCGATTCAATGATAGGCTTAATTAAATAGCTTTATGGAACATTTTACACAAGATGCACGAAATGAGTTATATTTAAACATATTTAATCAATGTGTTGATCCTAATAATAACTATTTTCTTATAGGTGTTACAAACGAACAGACTAGAGTTTCAAAATTTGTACCGCTTCCAAATTCACAAATTATAAGCAGGAATACTAGAGATATACACTTGGTAATATATACCAGTACTTTAGGAGGTGTTGTTGGTTTTGATAATTTAAAGGGTAATTCGTTTTATAGCATTGAAGTATTTGAGCAAACAAGTAGTACAAATGTAGATCCTAAAGACGCTTCTGTGTTAGGTTCTAGATGGATTGGAACAATGATAATTGATGAGGATAGTGAGGTTCAATTCGAGCAATACCCAAACCCAACATCTAGAAATTACGTTTATTTTAAAGACTAAAAAACATGAATATTAATTTAGTACAAATGTCAACCTATACAACTCCTAAAATTGAGGAGAACCCAACTAGGGATTGGGTTGAATATGGAGAAGATAACAATTATTATCAATTCCTTATTGATAGGTTTCACGGTAGTGCTGTAAATAACGCAGTTATTACAGGAATAGGGGAACTTATTTATGGTCAAGGCTTAGATGCTACCAATGCAGAAAAGAAGCCTTTAGACTACGCTAAATTTAAATTGATATTTAAGGATAAGGATGTAAGAAAAGTTTCTTTAGATCTAAAATTATTAGGTCAAGCGGCCTTTAATATTGTTTGGAATAAGGGAAAGACAGAGATAAAGAAAGCAACGCATATTCCTATTCAAAATCTAAGACCTGAGAAAGCGATAGACGGAGTAATTACAGGATATTATTACTCTGACGATTGGTCACAGTACAGAAAGGATAAGTACAAGCCTATTCGAATAGATGCTTTTAATGGACAACGGCAATCAAGCGAAAGCCAAATTTTAGTTATAGCTCCTTACTCACCAAACTTCTTTTACTTTTCACCTGTTGACTATCAAGGATCTTTGCAGTGGTCAGAAATAGATGAGGAGATAGGGAACTACCATTTGACAAACATACAGCAGGGATTTGCTCCTAGCATGATGTTGAATTTTAACAATGGAACACCAACAAAAGAAGAACAAGATGCTATTGAGAGAAAGATCACAAACAAATTTACATCTACAAATGGTAAGAAGTTTGTTTTATCTTTCAACGATAATGCACAGCAAGCAACAACAATCGAGCAGATACCTATTTCAGAGGCAGCAGAGCAATATAAGTTCTTATCCGAAGAAAGTACAAAGAAGATCTTAATAGGTCACAGGGTAACGTCACCTATGTTATTTGGAGTTAAGGATTCGACAGGTCTAGGAAATAATGCGGAAGAAATAAAAGTTGCTTCTCAGTTGTTTGATAACACAGTAATTAAGCCAAAGCAAAACATTATATTAGATGCAATTGAGGAGGTTCTAGAAGTTAACGGAATCCATTTAGATGTTTACTTTAAAACTTTGCAGCCTATTGAATTTGCGGAGGATATTGAAGACTTGACAAAAGAAACGCAAGAGATTGAAACAGGCGTAAAGATGAGTTTTGAAAAGGATAAAAGACCATTTTTGAACGATGATAAATCTGAACAACTACTTGAGGAGCTTAGAATATATGGAGAGCTTAACGATGAAGATGAATACGAGCTTTTAAGTGAGGAGTTAGTAGACACAACAAACCCAGACTTTCACAAGGAGTTTGAAAACTTTGATAGAAGTCCAAGAAGTAGCGATTCAAACGCAGGAGAGCGTTCAAAATGGGGAGATAAGGCTTTATATAAAGTTCGATATGCATATGCAAAAACGACAACAAAGCAAGCTAATAATCCAAGCAGGCCATTCTGTACAGAAATGATTATGATGGCTAATTCGGGTATTGAATTTAGGTACGAGGATATAAAAAAAATGGGTAAGGATGGAGTTAATGGACAGTTTGCTCCAAAAGGCTCAAGTACTTACGATTTGTTTACTTGGAAAGGTGGCGTTTACTGCTATCATGGATGGATGAGAAGAATATACTTTAGAAAACAAGTAAAAGGAAAGTTCTTACCAAATAAAGGACTAGATAACGAAAAGCGAGTTGGGAATAATCCTTATGTAAAGCAGAAAGGAAAAGAAGCAGTTGCTCCTATAACAACTCCATCACGTGGAAGCTTAAAAAATAGATAATGGCAACAGTTTTATTTATATCGGAGGACAGGTTAAAAACATCAACCGCTCTAAACTACAATATTGATACGGAGTATTTGCTTCCGTTTGT